GGTCTAATGAGCCTGTGCTAAATTTTGTATCGTACCATTCTACTTCTAATTTTGGTGGATATATTGTATTTGTTTCTCTGGAAAAGAAAGAGAAGTTCCCCAATCTATCTGTGCTACCTTCAGGTGTATCTGAACTTAAATTACCCATACTACCACTTCTTTTAAGTATGAATCCATTATTTGGATATTCCTTCTTCAACCAATCACTTACTATAGGCGTAACATTCATTCTCATATCTCTTGTTTCATATTCAAAAGATTGAGATGCAAAGGAAGATGAAAACCAAGCACCACCTGATGAAGATACAGCAGTATCCTCTGCTCTTCCCCAATAACTTTTACCTGTAATACCATCTCTAAATTCCCAAGTTGCTCCTTCTTGCGTTTTTGGATTATCAGCTCTAAATCCTTCGCCTGGAACCCAACTACCACTTATAGGATAAGCATATAAAGATTGGCTATATGATAATTCAGTTGGCTTTGCATCATACATATTTAAATAAAATTTAGCGTCTGTTGCTATCTGCCCTCTAACCATCGATCTAGAAATTTCGGCTAAATCAAATTTAATTAGTGCACGAGAAACTCTTACATTTCCACCTGATTGATTCATAGTTTTTTCTATTTCTAATATCTCATCAAGTCCTGTGTTTCTACTAGCAGAAGCTTGATATAGTGTAGTATCAAACTCTGGAAAAATAAAATAATGCATTAGCTACCTCCTGCTGAATCACCAATCACTCTTCCTTCAATATCTATATTTGGATATTTAAGTTCAAATATGCTTGGATCTAATGATGGATATATTATGCCATCTTGTGTGGCGCTTTTCATATCATAAACATTTCCAGAGTAACCGCCTGATTCTAAAAATTTATTTTCAATTAGTATAGGCAACCCATCAGAATTATTTTCAGTAGGTGCTACTACAGCAGATACTCCATCTGTTAAAGATATTTGATAAGCTAAATCAGCTATCACAATTGGTTGTCCAATCTGCCACTTATCAATATCAAAAAAGTCTTTTACTTTTTGTATAGCTCTTAAAACAACTTCATTTTTATTATAGCCTGATTTTGTAAGTAAATTAAACTTTACTCCGATATTAATAACAAAAGCATTTTGTATATTTACAGCATCAGTAACCATTCTGAATTGTGTTAGATAAGTTTGTATATTTTCTTTTACAGCTTTATTTAGATTAACTAATTTTTTACTAGCATCGAATCCTAATGTATATAAGTTAAGAGCTAATGGATTTGCTACTCTATTATCAGAGTTTGCGCCTGACTTACTATCTAATTGAGTATCTTGTACAATGTAACATTTAGCTACATTACCATATTTTGTTGGTAGAGCATATATTCTCGTTATATAATCTTCTTTAGTTACTGCTCTTTGTTGTGCTTGAAAGTAAGCTAGTGTATTATTCTTAACCTCTATGATACTCTCAGGACCCTTACCGCCTGTGGCTGGTATGGTATTGTTTACAGCAATAGAAGCTCTTGTCGATGCTATTAATGATGAAGTTAAACCTGATTGATCTGATGCTACATTTATAGATTGTATAGATCTTAAACTATTTGAAGTTACATTATGATCTAATCCACCACCATATCTATATGTAATTGTTAATTGAGTATTTGATGGTGCTTGTCCATATGCCTTTGTTGTTAAAAAGTTTGATGGATCAAAAGCTGTATTTAGATAAGTTGGTGAGCCAGGCAAAGATGAACCAACAGTGTCTGGATTAGGAACTATCTCTTCATCAGCACTATCTGATGTACCTGCGCCAAATCTCAATTCAGTTCTACCATCTTCTCTAATAAAAGTTGTAAATCTTCTTGAAGTCTTTATAAGTTTCAGTAAGTATGGTGCCTGGTCAGAATAGGTATATAGTTCGTCATCATTTTCTTCTAAGTTTTCCATATCTGAAAACATAGTATCTTGTGCTAGAAAGGGAACTTCATACCAATCATTACCATCACTATCTGTACACGAAATTATTTCGGTTATATTTGAATTAGCTAAAGCAATTCTTTTATATTTTTCAGCAGTACTAAAAGTAAAAAATTCAGTAGCTATTGTACCACTACTGGCTTTAACGGATTTCTTTAATAAATATGTTACAGGTATATTGTTAGAGCTTTCATATATACTAATATCTAAAGGATCGTAAGAGCTTGAAAATTTAAAATTACAATCTTCTTGTGTAATAAATGTTATACCTGTATTTGAAGTGACTTCCATACCTGATTTAACTACCATAGAGTATCTTAAATCTGGTGTTGTAACAAAATTAGCTCCTGTTCCTGACGATATGGCGGGCACTGTTTGAAATACATCTAAATCTGTTGTGCCAGGCGAAGATAATTTAGGTTTGTAACCTAATGATTGTGCCATATTATATACAGTTTTCTTTTCTTCAGCAAAAGCTAATAAACTTTCTTTAAATTGATTGTCAATATAATAAGACAGAACATCACCTACATAAGATGCCATTTCTATAAACATCATTCCAGGAGATGATTCATTAAAATCATTATACTCCTTTGGAAAATATATTTTAGTAAACTCAATCAGATTATCTTTAAAAGATGTAAAATCTTTATTTAAATATCTAACTTCTTTTACTGATTTTTTAGGTGTAGAATATGGCATTACTCATCTCCATTAAAGTAGTTGTACTGATTCGTAGTTTCCAAAATCTAATGCCAAAGTCTCTTCTTCATTAACATCTGTATTTAAACTAAATCTAAGAGAAACATTTACAATATTTGGGTTGGCTTCTGAAAAGAGACTTTTTATTTCTACTATAGTTACAAATGGTAAAAATTCATTCATAGCAGAAGTTATAGCTTCTTCTATATCACTCTCTATATCACCTTCTTTTTCAAACAAAACTCTTCTTAAATCACAACCAAAAGTTGGATTTCCCAATCTCTCACCTTTGTTTGTTTCTAAAAGATTTTTGATATTAGATCTTGTTTGCTCTAAAGCAGTTTTTGTTCTTTTAAAGAATCCTGAATTACCATATGTTAAAGGTAATTCTATACCAATATAAGTGTCTGGATCTAAATCGTTTTGAATTGCTCCCATTATATCTTACCGTCCTTTTTCTTTAAAGCTTTCATCACAGCACTATAATCTTTTGTTAAATCTTTCATTACATCTTGTACTGCAGGATTTGATGTATCGGCGCCAGCTGCTTGTGCAGTTTGTACTGCGGCAATCTCTCTTTGTACTTTTTTATCACCGCCTACCATATTACCATATCCCATAGCCTGAGCCATTTTCGTACTATCAAAAGTTCCACCACCCATTGTCGGATATTCTTCCATTTCTTGAGGCTGATTAGCTGTCTCATTTAAAATATCATTTAACACTGGATTGTTTGTGTATGTGACTTTTTTCTTTGGTTTTGGTTTTCGTTCAGGTAGAACTTCCATAACTGTATCTTCTACTAATGTAGATTTTTCAGCCATAGATTTCATTCCTTCCTTAATAAATATCTGCTTAACCTCTTTTTGTACTTCTTGTCGTACAATTTCTCTGATTAAACTTACCAATTTTTTACTGTTTGCCATAATAACTCCTGTTTTATATAAATATACTAACTTAGCATCTTTTTGTTTTCTTCAGCGATTCTTTTTTGAGCTGCTCTTCTTGATTTTTCTCTAGCTAATTTTATTCTCGTTCTTTTAAAAAATTTATCGAGATTATCTAATATTTGTGGTGCGACATTTAACTCATCTTTTATATCCTTTATTTCTACTTTAAGTTTATCTATTATAAATTTTTGAACAAATGCTACAGCAGCTGCGGCTGGGTTTAATGCTGAACCTATCGTTGAAGCCTTCTCTGTTGATTCAGCTACTTTTCTACTTGAATCAAAAGATATTTGTATAGACTTAATTGAATCTATTGTAGAATCAACTCTTTCTTTAGATTTTTTAGCTTTTTCTATATTCTTTTCTATATCATTAACTAACTTATCAGCCTTTTCATTACCAGCTCTATAAAGATTTATAGCGTTGTCTACTTTTAAATCTAACTTATCTTTTTGTTTTTTTATCTCATTGTCTATAAGTTTTTTTACTTGGTCTGATGTAGCACTCATAATTATCCCCTTACGCCTGCAACTTCTACTATAGTTTCTACTTCACCAAATGTATCTTCAATTTCATTTTGATTTTGAATTCCTAAATCCTCTGGATCGTCAGCTATAAAGACTGTTTTGCTTGATATTTTAGGCAACTGCTTTTCTTTAATTACACCCAATTCGTCATTTAATGTTCTAGCTGCATCTCCTATTTGTTTTGGATCTGTTGCTTTTTCTAAAGTACTTAAAAAATCTTCTAATCCATCAAAAACCTTTTCTAATAATTCTTCTAATTCGTGACTTTTCACTAC